GACATCTTTATCTCCAATTACAATATCATCACCTAGTAGTGCATATGGTAAGGTTTTTCACGCCTTATTACATATCCTACAACAGTAATAGATAAGATAATGGTGAGTTAAAGCAAAGGATGATCATGATGAATAGGCCCCCATAGGATTACCAACAGCGTATGAAATCTCTTGCGAGATTTTACTACCATATGGATAATACTTAAAAGGATAACCTACCATTACATCTTTCCAAGCCTCAACATAGGATGTCGGGAAGCGGCTACTTAGTAATTGAGCTATCAAGTCGATCGGAAATCTATCAGTAGCATTCGATAAATCGATGCTATAATATGTTTCCGCGCCTTCTAGCGCTTTCCTAAAGCCCCCTTGATCGTAAGTTTGGTCTTGGGGTATTTTCCGTAACACAGCAAAGAGATACTCATGAAGAGGTTTTAGAACGGTTTGACTAAAATAGTCAAGTTGTGCTATAACCCTCACTTTCAACTCCTTATCTGGAAAATAAGTTAGCTTACGGATTCACATATTCGGCGCAGGTTTATGAAACAAATTAAAACCTCGGAATATATTTATCCCACTAAGCAAAGTTTCCAGAACATTGGTGAACTCAGAACCACCGACAGTCTTTAAAGATTTAATGAGACTGTCTGGAAGTGACTCTAAGTCATCCACAAACGATTTAAGAGCGTGCCCGTTAGGGCCACTTTTAGTCGTAAAATGGAATTGACGCCAACGTGCTGATTTCGGAACGTCCCCAGTGGCGAAGTACCCTAGTTCAGCTCAGAAAGAACCAGACCACATAGCGATATTAGCTATACCCCGACGAAAATTTGGGGCTGCAGATACCGGTGTGAAATCAGGCTCTTTACCGAGTTTCAGGCTCCGAGGTGCATAGAGTATAGTATTGAGAAACTGCAGCTTTGCAGCTGGAATTTCTCCTTTACGCAACTCGTCACTTAGGAACCCTAGAGCTAAGGGTATACCGTCTCTAGTATACCTTATACCATCAAAGCGCGCTGGATTACCTGATAAGTAATTCAACAACGCTCCGCGAAGCTTCTTTGCATAAAGCATTGAAAACTCGCTACCCCGGTCCTTTTGCAAGGATTCGAGGCGATGGCAAAGGTCTAGATACTTCTCATCGTGGCCAAGTCCTTGCAAGTCAAAACTTGCTCGGATTCAGGATAACACCTTACGGACACTCGCCCATAGACTAAGCATAGAAATGTTTAGCCTTGGATTCGATTGTTTCATAAGTAATTATCGTGGTTCCCGTTGGGTCAAGACGGTACTTTTTGTTTATTTGCCCCCTTTGTCAAGAATCTTATCTGAGAATACTTTCCAGTACGGATTTCTTCAACAAATAAAACGCTCTATCGGTAAGTGGTACGATGTCTATATGACAGCCCTCGAGAGATACCAGAGTGTATGCTCCAGCACTCACAAAAAGTGGAGAGCTGCCA